CGTCATACCCTGAACCTCACATACACAATGCCTGAACCGCCAGCACCGCCAGTGCTAGAACCACCACCGCCGCCAGATGCAGTGTTTGCACCAGCCGCAGTTCCAGCCACACTGCTTCCACCAGCACCACCGACTGATGATCCACCAGTACCTGCGCCAGCAGTCCCACCGCCACCACCGCCACCACACTTGAACAATGACGAACCGCCGATGAAACCAGCAACATCAATACCAGCACCGCCGTTCTGGTTTGTAGCCGCCGCACCTGCGCCACCGCCGCCACCACCAATGTTTCCAGTTTGTGCAGAACCAGTATTTCCTTGCGCATTACCTAATGCGGTGCCAGCAGTCACACCAGTTTGTGATCCACCACCGCCACCACCAGATGCACCTGCTTGACCAGGAATGCTGTTATCGCTAGTGCGTCGTCCACCAGTCCCGCCGCCGATAGCGGAAATATTGGAAACAGTTGCACTGGGCGATGTGCCACCAACAGAACTGCTGTTGCCAGTTGAATTGCTTGCGCCGCCTGCACCGATTGTGACAGCGACATTGGCATCAATATATACGCCTGTTTCCAGCAACATTCCACCAGCACCACCGCCGCCAGCAGAGCGTTCGCTGTCGCTGTTGCCTGCACCACCAGCACCGCCCCCGCCCGATCCACAAATCATCAAATCAAACAAACCCGCTTTAGTGATTGTCAGGGTGGATGTGGATGAAAATGTAAGCAGTGTGTAGTTCACACCGTCAACAGTGATTGATGACGACGATCCACCAGTCGCCGTGCCATATGACATCAACGGCACACTTTCGGTGATCAGTGTTGATACATACCCAATCTGTCGTCTGGCAGTTGCCATCAGTTGTCCTTTAGGCGGTGATGCGGTTCACGAAACCATGAATGGTGATCACGTTTGCGGTTGCGGCGAAAGCGCGTACCAACAGCGGTGTTGCATTTCCTTTGATCGGGAACCCTGGAACGATCGTGACAAGTCCCGCTTCGGGCTGGATCGTGACTTCAATCAGGTCATCAGGTGACGTAACGCCGCCCCACTCAATCGTCAGTTTGCGTGCCGTCGTGTCAGTATTCATGGCGTAGATCCACACTTCGTCATACGTCGTGGCAGTAGATGATCCAGTGTGGATCGTCGTGCCAGGGGTAGCGGTAGCGGCAACTTTGATCGGGCGACCGTCAGTGGATCCCGACAACGTAAGTTTGCTGAATGTAGTAGCCATTGATCAACGTGCCTTTCTAACTGAAAACTTGAACTTCAATAACGTTCGCCCCACCGCTAACGGCAGTCCATGCGCTTCCATCCCACACAGAAAATTCATTGGTGTCCAGCAGATAACTGCATTCACCTTCTTCAAGTGTAGGTTCACCTGCGCCACCGTAGGCGGCGGTGCGGGTGGCGGCATCAGCGAACACCTTGACACCGCGCATCAGATATTGATTGGTATCGGATGCTGTCAAGACATCGCCGCTGACAAACAGTTTCGTCCCAGTGATAGCCATAGTGCGCTTATCCTAGCATTAGGTGACTGCGTTGTTCGCGTCTAGGACACCGAACACGAGATCATCCAGGGTGAATGGGTTGAGAACGTAGGCATCTGCCATCGCAATTTCAAGCCTGTGGAAATTGGGGGTGATAAGGCGACTCATCCGTTCAACGGTTTGATACCTGGTCACCGATGCGGGGGATCCTGCCTGATAGTTGCGTTCCACTGTGATCGTGTCGCCTAATTCAAGTTGATTGCAGGTGATGCGATCCCCTGCGGCGAACGACGACACCAGAAGTGTCATGTCGTCAAATCGGTAGATCGGCTGTGAATACAAAGTCAGCAGTTCTTGCGCTAGGTCTAGTGCGTCTGCGTCGTTGGCAAGTAGCAGACCGTCCAGGGTCAGTGTGCTGATGCCGAATTCTGTTTGACTTGCGGCATCGTTAGCGATCTGCGGTGTGCCACCCTGCACGGTAGTCACAACTTTGTTGTATAAGAATTCTTGACCGTACAGAATTGACAGGTTCTGATATTTGATATCCGAACCATCATCATCACTGAACGCCGCTGACACTGTGGCGAATGCCGCCGCAGTGCGATCGGTGAATGTCAACGCGCCATCCTTCGCGACAAAGAAGAAGCCCTGTTCCGCTGTGGCGATTGACTGCGCATAACTAAGCGCGTTCGTGTTGGCATCAATCTGATACGCGCCAAGCGTCGCCGTACCAGCATCAATGTTTGTCGTTCCCTGATAGTCAATTTCGGGCAACTGCAACAGGTAGTTCAGGCGCGCGCCAGAAAGTTCCTCAGTGGGGGTGTGGTCTGAACTGGTGGCGGTGTTGGCAAGAAGAACGAAGTCATCTGCCGCATTGATGACCACTGTTGAAATGTCTGTGCTTTTACCAGTCGCATAGGAAAGATCAATGTCGGTGATCCGTCCAACGAATAGATCTTCTGTCCCCATTCTGATCGTCACCTTGCGGCGAGGGGTCACACCCGATCTGCCAGTGATCGGATCCCAGTACGGCGAACTTTCGTTTGTTGGGTCAAAGCGACGATCATTGTTCAACAGGGTGACACTGCAAGTACCCGCAGAAAAGTTTGACAACTGATCTGACCTGCCGCGCGTTGTGCTGATCTGTTGCACATAAGGTGCAACATCGTCACCCAACAACGTGCCATCCAGATAGTCCTGATCCAGCACACCATCAGTTGCGCTATCCAGTGTGAATACGTTGACGGGAAAACCCAGTTCCATCAGAACTGTCAGTTCTTCACCCCATGCAGTAGTGACAGACATGATCAGGTGAAGGCGGCGTATTCAGCGGTAATCGGGACGTAGCCGTTCGCCCTTTCATATTGCTTCAGGTAGTCAATGAATTCGCGGGCAACAGCCTGCGCATCAGTACCCATACCCGCATTGATAGTCACGTTGTATTCGTTAGCAAGATTGTCTGCACCAAAGAACGAACCAGGATCAATCGCCCCAACAGCCGCCGCACCCATATACACAGACGACAAATTCAACGGTGCAACAGGGGATGTCGGCACATTGACAGACGGAACCTGCGGAACATTCAAACGTGCCTTCGCCTGTTCAAGTAGCAGTTTGCCGTATTCCTTTGTCAGATCATTCAACTTGCGCTGTGCATCAGCGACTTCCAGGATCGCATCACGTTCACGTTCCTGCGCGGCGGCGACCCGATCAATGGCATCTTCCTGCGCCTTCTTCGCCTTATTCAGATTGTCCAACGCAGTCTTGTATGCGTCAGTGCCTTCTTTCGCACCGTTGACAGTTTCATCCAGCGCAGTCTGCGCGGCATCCAGTGCAACAGTGGATTGACGCTGACGATCCTGCGCATCCTTGACAGACAACTTCGCTTCAGCCAACGCAATTTCAGCCTGACGGATAGCGGTTGCATTGCTTTCTGGATCTAGTCTGACCTTCGCCAGTTCCTGTTCCGCACGGGTCACCGCAAAGATCGCTTCTTCAACGTCATACCCTGAACGCTCAACTTCGCGTTGTGCTTCTTCCAAATCCTGCTGACGATCTTTCGCTTGCTTACTGTCCTTGCCGAAGCCACTGATGACGCGCGTGAATTCAGCCTGTGCAATCGTCACATCTTCATTCGCCGTAGCCAACTGGCGTTGTGCCTCAGCAGTTGCCTTCGCCGCATCACGCGCCGACCGTTGTGCGCTGGTCTGCGAACGCAACGCATCAGTCAACTTGGCAATCTTCTCGCGCGCAGTTTCCACAGCCTTTGACACACCACCTGGCTTGTCGCCAGTGATCAAAGCAAGGTTCTTCTGCGCCTCACTGACGGCATCCGTTGCATCTTTCAATTCAGACAGTGTGAACCTGCCACGCTGACGGATCTGCGCAAGTCGCTGTTCAGCATTCTTGACTTCTGCTGTGGCTGAAGCAAGGGTGACCATGCTTGAACCTGATCTGCTTGCGGTATTGCCGAAGTTAGCCAGACGGGTTTCCGCATCGGTGATCAGTTTGCCGACGTTGACAAGCGCGGGTGTCGTACTTTCTGCGGCGTACTTCAAACGTCCGAATGACACTTCCGCAATGTTGCCGATCTTCGGGATGTCAAGACCGATCTTGCTGAATAAACCAGTAAGACCGTTGATGATCCCAATGACTGAATTGATCGCGCGAATGAATGTGTTGACGAAGAATTCAACGCCAGCGATGACACCGTTCAGGATGAATTTGAATACGTCACCCCAGTTGCCGAACTTCTGGTATGAATAAACGATCGCCGCCGCAAGCGCACTAAGAAGAACCACGATCGCGCCGATACCTGTGGCAGTCAAAGCCACACCGAACACAGTGATGTTCGCCGCCGCAACCGCAGACGCGATAGATGCGATCTTTAGACCAGCCGCCAACGCTAGGATCAACGTGCTGAACGTGCCGATCGCCGCACCGAACGCGATGATCTTGTCAGTATTCTGACCAGCCCAATCCGCGAACTGTTGCAAATACGGCAAGATCTTTTCCAGGATCGGCAACAGTGCCATGCCGATGGCTTCCTGAACATCGCTCAAACTGTTGCGCAGTTGCGTCATCCGACCAGCGGCAGTGTTCGCCGCCGCCGCAGTCGCACCACCGAACGTGGCAGATAGTTCTGTGAAGATCTGGTCAAGTGTCTGACCATCTTTGATGTTGTCTGCAAGCGCAGGCGATAGTGCTTTCAGTGATTTGAAGTTGTCGTTGTATGCCTTCGCCAATGCGGAAGCCACATCAACCAGTGGCACACCAGTTGCAGTGGCGATATCCATCGCCAGCGTCAGATCCTGTTGCGACTTGTTCAGGTCACCAGTGGCAGTGACAAGTGCCGCCAATGCGGGTCGCATCTCGCTATCCGAATAGATCGTCGTGCGCTGAAGCGATGCAAGATATTGTTCGTTAGCCGCAATCGTTGCCTGTGATGCGCCAGTGACCCGTTCCAACGTTGACGCAAGAACAGTCATTTCCTGCTGTTCCTGGATGCCCGCCTGCACCGCCTTCGTTGCGGCGAACGCCAACCCAGCGAGCGCGGCGGCGGCAGGCAAAGCCGCCTTCTGAATAGCGAACTGCGCCTTCTGCCCAACTGTTTCCAGTTTCGCGAATTCTTTGATCGCCTTTTCAATACCGCGATTGTCAAACGCTGAAAGTATGTTGATGCCAAGTGCCATGATCAGTACCCGCTAACGATCCGCGCCCGCACGATCGCATCCGTCTGTGTGATTGCTTTCCGAACTTCATCTTCAATCATAGGCAATCCACGTTCAACTGCCTTATACATGACACGCGAACGGAACCCATCACCCTTTGACTTGACTGCGCGACGCTTATCCAAGTTCTGCACAAACCGCGCACCAGCATTAGCCGAACCCGCACCGTCATACACCTGACCGCCAGCATCCATCTGCTGAATACGCATGATCCCCACATCTTTGCCAACAAACCTGTTGCCCGAATAGATGTAAGGCTTCACACCCTTCTGCGCTTTGCTGACGTTGTACGGCGGCATACGCTTCTTCCCCCGTCGCCCGCCCTCACTGTGCCAGTTGGTCAGCGGCTGAACCATCGGGAAAGCCCGACCGACATCCCGCGCCAGCGGTTCGGCGGCAGTCTTTAGCCGATCAGTGATCTGTTTGTAAAGTTCCTTGTCATAGGTGCGCAGTTCAGCCAACGTTGCCTTCAATCCAACAACATCAACCTGAATGACTGTGCCTGCCATGATCTGCCCATGATACAACTAACGTTTGCGTCGCATCCGTTCCGCACGATCTGCGATGTAGTCCCACATTGTTGCGATCATCAGATCACCAGCCGCAAGCAAATCTTGCGGGGCGATACCTGTTTCAACTGCTAGGGCGGCAATCTGCCAGTGCGCCGAACTGCGCCCTAACTTTCCAAAGGGGTAGCACCTTCACTATCGGTTCGCGCTTCCACTGTCTTGACAGTGGAAACCCAATCGGGTTTGAACTTCAGACTGGTCTTGCCCATACGCTTTTCAGCGTGCCATGCAAGCCATGCCAAGTCAGTCAACTTCATATCGTTTTCAAACTTGACAACGCTTTTCCCTGACTCACTTTCAAACATGATGAAGTCAATGAAGATTGCATCAACGTCAGCACTCTGACCGTTGACGAATTCAACACGCAATGGGATTTGCATTTGTTATACCCCTTCGGTAGTTATGTTGAAATTATGAAAGCGACTTGGTAAGCGTGCCGCCCGTGAACGTCAACGTGATGGGCGAAGTCGCACCAACATCCGTCGC